ACAAGTGAGTGATACCATGGTATCTTAATTCCTAAGAACCCAATTATCTTTCCAATCCCAAACAAACCTGAGATCGTAACAAGTCCTAATATACCTATTAGAACTTGAGAACCCAATAGTAAGAAGAGTACCTTCATAATGTAATTCTGTTTAAAGAATAACGAAGATATTCTTCCACCAAAGGATCTCAAACCTGACTTATGTAAGGTATGAGCTATCCCAGAAGAATGTTTTGAGGTTTTACTCAATAATTGTTTACTATTACGTAAAAATAATGTAAGAAATCTTATCATCTTTTTCTATGTAATGGGTTTTGGTTTACAGCCCGATCTGGTAGGCCAGTGACCTTTGATAATGTCATCTCTCATCTATGCCAAGCACGTAAAGCAGATGCCTCCTCAAGGAAAATAGAGGAGACAGAAGGTTTATACTTGGGTTTAGAAAAACGAGAGATTTGGTTTTTTGCTAGGATGTCCTCGGATTCAAATCAGATATGCAACAAAGGTCGCATCGTCTGAAATATATCTTCTGGAGTTGAGAACGGAAGTTCTCATAACCATCCCGAGTAGAATTCCCTTAGTCAGAGTATCTTAGGTGATTTTAATAAGGAAGAGATTTGATCTCTTACTAATGTAACTTCATCGTGAGCCTTTTTATAAGACTCAAGATAAAGGGATCTATGGATCCGGGCTTCTTCCGTTGCCCAAGGTCCAACAGATGCTACATACGTCGATGCTGACATTTGAAGAAATTTCCATTTCAAGTCAGATGACCTATTAAAGTTATTATTAAGATGCTTAATCACAGTGTCAAAGAAGACTTTATAGACCTTAGCTTTTGGAACAAAATGAGACATTTTGAATTCAAAATAAGGTCTATCAAGAATAAAGGAGCGAAATAGTAAAAACATTTCGTTCGATGATTGGGGTAAGGTTAAACCTAACCTTAGTTTATGGGCAATAGAGTTGTTTTTAGTAATATCAACTTTATAACCATACCCTAAGAACCGAATTGCCTCATTTGGAGTTAGTGAATACTTATTCATAAAACTCCGCAATGAAGAAAAATTCCGGTGGGCTGTTGATTGCTCGATGAAAGGTATTGGAGAAACATCAGTTCCTTCAATAACAGTTCGTTTTGCAAATTCAACACCTTTTCCCTCTTCTGAGATAATGGACTTAGCAAGTCCAACCTCAACACCAAGGGTCTTCAAGACTTTTAAATATCTTGAAGCTACCTGTCGATTCCAAATGAGGATATCATCTCCTAAAACAGCATAAGCTGTAAAGAGAGTACCTCTGGGAACGACACCAGAAAACCAAGCGCAGTATTGAACAATGTAATGGTGAGTTAAAGCTAACATAGCTCAACTTGATAACGCCCCCATAGGCTGCCCAACCGTATATCGAACAAAGACGGGGTGTGGTTTCTTGTAGATAAGAGACCGGTCCCCAAGTTCAGATAAAGACGGAGTTTTATATTTCCGGGCAACCATCAATTTCACTCAGTGAGTA